TAAGGGAGATAAACTTTTCCCCTATGGCCTCTGGCGGTTCGAGGAGGTCCGCCAGGCGGGCTGGTGCCTGCTGGTGGAGGGGGAAACGGATTCCCTCACCTGCTGGTTGCACGGGATTCCGGCTTTGGGCCTGCCGGGCAAGAAGACCTGGAACCGCTGCTGGGAGGCGCTAAAAAAAACTCCTGGCATCGGCGAAATTCAGTTTTACCTCTGGCAGGAGCCGGACGCCGCGGACCTTCCCCGGGAAGTGGGGCACAACCTCCCGGGTGTGCTGGTGATCCAGGCGCCGCCGGATTTTAAAGACCTGAGCGAGGCGCATTGCCAGAGGCGTGAAATTAAATCCCTGCTGCATGAATTGCGGGAAGGGGCCATGTCGCCGCCGCCATTGGTGCCGGCTGGGTTAGGTTTCACCCTGGATGATCTGGGCAACGCCAGGCGGCTGGTGGCTGAACATGGCAAGGATTTGAAATATTGCCACCTGTCCAAAAAATGGTATTTTTGGACAGGAAAATATTGGAGTGTGGATAATCAAGGCGAAATTGAGCAGCGGGCCAAGAGCATTGTGGCCAGGCTATACCGGGAGGCGGCGGAGACGGTTAACGCCAAGGATGCGGCCAAGATCGCCCAACATGCCATCCGCAGCTCTTCGGTGGGCCGGATATTGGCTATGGTGCGCCTGGCCCAGGCGGAGCCTGGAATACCAGTTCAACCGTCGGAATTCAACGCCGACCCGTTTTTACTGAATTGCCTGAATGGGACAATAGATTTACGGACTGGCAATTTGCAACCGCACCGGCGTGAGGACCTGATAACAAACCTGTCCCCGGTGGAATATGATCCGGACGCTTCCTGGCCGCAATGGGAACACTTCCTCTATCAGATCATGGATTACAAGCAGCGTCCGGATACAGCGGGCCGGATGGTTTTATTTTTGTGGCAGGCCCTGGGGTATAGCCTGACAGGGGACTGTCGGGAAGAATGCCTCTTCCTTTTGTGGGGCGGCGGGGCCAACGGCAAGGGTACTATGGTGAACACCGTGGCTGCTATTTTAGGTGATTACGCCAAAAATACGCCGGTGGAGTCTTTGCTCTCCCGGAAAAGGGGAGGAGAGATCCCAGCTGACATAGCCCGTTTGGACGGCCCCAGATATGTCACCAGTTCGGAAGTGGACCGGGGGCAGAGGTTAGCTGAGGGCCTGGTAAAGGCGTTGACGGGGCGGGACACAATCACGGCCAGGTATCTCTATGGCGAGTTTTTTGATTTTAAACCACAATTCAAGCTGTGGATGAGCACCAACAACAAGCCGTTTATCAAGGGCGCTGACGATGGGATCTGGCGCCGGATTATGTTTATTCGTTTCCCGGTGCATTTTTCTGCGAAGGAGCGGGATGCCGACCTGGGTAAGAAACTAATGGCGGAAGCCACCGGGATTCTGAATTGGCTGGTGCGGGGGTGCATTGATTGGCAACAGAATGGATTACAAGTGCCACCCGAAGTCACCACCGACATAGCAGAGTATCGCAATGAGATGGATGTGCTGGCGGAGTTTATCGAAGAGAAATGCCTGGTGCATCCCAATAACTTTGCCACGGCCAGCGATCTGTACGACGCCTACACTGAGTGGGCCGAGGAGTCCGGGCTCAAAGACAAAGAGATTTTGAAGCAGCGTACATTCGGGATGTGCCTGTCAGAGCGCGGCTTTTTGCGGGACAAGGGCGCCAAGGGCGTTCGCTTATGGCGCGGGGTCGGTTTGCGGGTGGCGCAAGATACACAATCGGCCACCCCGGAAGCTTAATGCGCCACCCATTAACTTTCCGGTTTTATTAAGATATCAAAAAAGGTGGCGCAAGGTGGCAGAAAAGTACAGGAGTACCTCGTGAGAGTTATCAATACCTAACTTTATAGTACTTAAAGCCACCTTTAGCCACCTATATAATAAAATAAATAAAAACAATAAGATAAAAGGTGGCACAACGGGTGGCGCAGGTGGCGCATTGTGGTTGGTTATAAATGGCTGTTTGGTTAATGCGGTGGGTCCTTCCTGCCATGCGTTTAACAAGGGTCTGAAAGCGCGGGCTTTTTTTACTTATGAAAATTTCTAATATAATTTCAGTCAATTACGATATTTTGAAATTATGGAAGTCATAACTGACAGCATCGTGGTGGGGGTGGAAAAGGTCGCCAAACACTTCGGTGTCACCCCCAGGACGGTCTATACCTGGATGAAAAACGGCATGCCTCGGCTGAGTCAGAAGAGATTTGATTTACTCCAGGTCCAGGAATGGCTTGAGCGGCGCAAGGGGATTTTGCGGCCGGGCCCGGGGCCAGGATACGTCGATCCCAAGCAGCGCACCCTGGGGGAGGTCGGGTCCGATCCGGTGGGGGCCTCCGGCAAGGATTTTCAGGAGGAACGGTATAAGAAGGCCAGGGCCGATGAGGCTGAGATCAGGGTCAAAAAGCTCAAGGCCGAACTGGTGGAGCGCAGCGAGCTTACGCAGCTTTTCGTGGTCCGGATCATGGCCGTCAAACAGGGGCTGCTGTCGTTTGCCCGGAGCCTGCCGCCACAACTGATCCACTGCCAAAACGAGCGGGAGATGGAAGCCATCATCCTGGGGGCCGTCCGGGAGCTTCTCCTGTCTTTTAGTCGGCCGCTGCCGGAGAACCTTGGGGGCGCGGCCGTTGATATCGACGTCCTCCCGGTTTGATCCCAGGGCAATCTTCTCACAATGGCCCTGGGTGGCAGATATAGGTTTTTGATGATTATTAAAAAAGGAGCCTGGCATAGGGGAAATGAATATTTGGACTGAAGCTGAAACTGCCGCCTGGGCACCGCCGGAGGATATCACGGTTTCTCAGTGGGCGGCCAAATACCGGGTGCTTCCCAAATCAAGCGCCATCCCGGGAGTCTGGAGCAACCGCCTGGTGCCGTATACCGTCGGCGTTATGGACGCCTTCAACTCACCCTGGGTGGAGCGGATCACCATCATGGCCAGCGTACAGAGCTCGAAAACCGAATCGGTCTATAATATGCTGGGCTATGCTGTCTGCCAGGACCCGGCTCCGGCCCTTGTGGTCATGCCAACCCTTAATACCATGAAACGGGTCAACCGGCGTATCCGGAAGATGCTGACGGTAAGCCCTGAGCTTGGCTCTCACCTGACCGGCAATCCCGATGATTTGCAGTTGCACCAGATCACGTTGGACCGCATGGAAATCTATTTTGCCACGGCTGGATCTGAAGCCGATCTCCAAAACATTGAGGCCAGATATCTGATTGCCGATGAGACCGATGAATACCCCAACACCGCGGACGGCAGCGATGCGGTGGAAAAGGCTATTGACCGGCTCACCACCTACTGGAACCGGAAAATCATGGAGCTGTCCCGGCCGACGGTGCCGGACGGTCACATAACCAAGAGCTACGAGAAATCGGACCGCCGGAAGTATTGGGTGCCCTGCCCATTTTGCGGCGCCTACCAGGTCCTGTCGTTCTGGCAGGTCAAGCATCAAGGCGCCAAGCTGGGCGAGTGGCCGGAAAATCGGCGGAATCCGGAATATATCCGGGCCAGCCGGGTGGCTCGTTACGAATGCCGCCACTGCCGGGCGGAGATCGATGACAAAGATAAGGCTGGCATGCTGGCCAGGGGAAAATGGGCGCCGGGCCCCTGGTTGCCCTGGGAAACGGAAAACCAGCCTGACCGCATGGAAACTGAGCCCGCTGGCATGCCTTCCCATGTGGGGTTTTGGTGGAACGTGCTGTATTCCCCCTTTAAAACGTTCTCTGAGGTGGCGGCCCAGTTTTTCAAAGTCAGGAAGGACCGGGAAAAATATCGGGTGTATATCACTCAATGGCTGGCGGATCCCTGGCAGGATATCGTCGAATCCCAACCGGCCTCGTATATTTTGCAGTTGCGGACCCGGCGGCCGTCTCTGGTGGTACCAGAAGATACCCTGGCCCTGACCGCCGGCATAGATTCGCAGCGATATGGCTTCTGGGTGGTGATCAGGGCCTGGGTGCTTACCCAGGGAGGCGCCCGGGAGTCCCACAAAATCCGGCACGGCTTTGTGGAAAGCTTCGGAGAATTGGAAAAATGGCTTTTTGATGACGTTTACCGCACTGAAGTCAGCCAGATTGAGCACCGGGTCTGGACAGGCTTCATCGACACCGGCGGCGGCCTCATGGGCGAGGGCGAGGCGACGCTTACCGAGCAGGTCTACAACTGGCTGCGCCGGTCCGGCCGGGGGCGCATCTTTGGATCCAAAGGATCGTCCAAGCCCCTGAACGGCAGCCTCTGGACGCGCAACATCATCGAGCGTTATCCCAGCGGCAAGCCCCTGCCCGGCGGTCTGGTGCTGTACCGGCTGGATACGGCGGAATTAAAAGAATTTATCTTCGCCCGGATCAAAAACGGCCTGTTCCACCTGGACGGCGGCCCCGATCTCAGCGGCGAGGAGGGTAAGATTCCGGAGGCCGACAGGACCTATGCCGCCCACCTGGCCGCCGAAGTCAAGGAGCGGCGCAAGGGGAAGATCGTGTGGACCGTGCAGCATGGCCGGGCCAACCACCTTTTGGACTGTGAGGTCATGGCCGCGGCCGCGGCCGAGGCCTTCAATGTCTGGCTGTTGCCCCGGCCCCAAACCCTGAAAAACCGGGAAGCGTCGCCGCCGGAACGAGTTATCAATCAATTTACCGGGCGGCCCCAGGGTGCCTGGCTGGGGAGGTAGAACGTGGGCAGGGGGCAGAAAGGGAGAATGGCTATGCAGTCGATTTTGAATGAGGTGAACCGGTTGGAGGAAGGCTACGAGTTGCTTGAGCTCCTGGTTGCCGCTATCAGGCGTTGCATCGCCGCTGTGGAAGCCGGCGAGGAAGTAATATCATCCGCGGCCTTCTTTCAGGCAACCGTCAATGTGGCCAGGTCTTTCCTGGCAAAATATAACCAGGAAGCGGCTGGCAGGGAAAATGCTTAACAAAGCGATTCTGATCGGTAATTTAGGCAACGACCCGGAGCTGCGCTATACGCCCTCGGGCCACAAGGTCTGCAAATTCAGCCTGGCCACCTCCAGGAAATTCAAAAAAGACGGCGAGGCACGGGAAGTGACCACCTGGCACAATATCGTCGCCTGGGGCAGCCTGGCGGAAATCTGCTCTCAATATCTTCACAAGGGCAAACAGGTTTACATCGAAGGCGAAATCCAGCAGGAGACCTGGGAAAAGGACGGGGTGAAACACTACCGCACCATCATCAACGCCAACGCCATGAAGATGCTGGGGCAGAAAAAGGCCGGGGCCGCCGAATTGCCGGATAACTACTCCGGACCAGACGCCGGGGCCGGGCCTGAAGACGATTTTCCGTTTTGACAGGAGGGGTTGCATGGGAGACTGGATGCAGGGCCGGGAAAATAAGGGCAGATTCCTTTCCGGGAAAAAGCAGATTACGTCATTCGTCAGCCGGTCCTGGCGGACGGTGAGCTTTTGGATCGCCGAGAAGGAATTTCCCGCAGTCAAGATCGACGGGATATGGGAGTCGCACACCGACCTGATCGAGCAGTGGCGATTCCGCCAGATCAACCAGAATGGCGACCGGGGGCAATAATATCAGTATCCTCTCTCTTTGATGGTCCCCTGGAAACGTCCGTAGCGGTCGTAGACGGCAAACGTCTTGGGGCGAGGGTTCTGGTAAGGGGTTGCCCCCGAAACGGCCGCAGCGCCGCCCCTGGGCGTGTCAGCGGCGATCATCCGGTTATACTTCGCCATGCCTTCCCGGTAAATCCGGTCGTTATAGTCGGCGCAGCCGGCCAGGGTCAGGCATAAAAGACCGATGCTAACCAGCCGCATGGATTTCCTCCCGGATCACCCGGCGCACGATCTCTTCCAGGGTTTCGTTCTGATGTTTTATGTGGTCCCGCAGGGCCTCGTTGATCATGGTCTGATAATTGCCGCCGCCGCCCTCATGAACCTTTTGGCGGAACCAATCCAGGATATCGGTGTCGATCCGGATGGTGATGCGGGTTTTGCCCGGTTGGGGCGGGATAACCGGGCCGCGCTTGCCTTGGCTGAAATCATATTCCCCTTTCATAGATTTTTACCTCCCTTTTGGTGGCCTGCCTGGCGGAAATCAGGCGAATATTGTCGTTTCGGTAGGTGTAGGCTACAACCACGACCCGGCCCAGGAAATCCAGGCCGATGGTCACAAAACGTTGCTCGCTGTCGGCGTCCGGGTCTTCAATGGTAACGGCGTGCGGGTCTTCCAAGGCTCCGGCCGCGTCGGCAAAGGCGATCCCATGCTTCTGCTGGTTTGATCTGGCCTTGGCTTGATCCCACTCAATTTTCATATCAATAGTGTATGCACGCTATACATATAAGTCAAGGAGAATAGATTTAACTATCCTGGTTGGCCTGCCAACCCAACAAGCTAAATCTCTTTGCAATCTGTCTGGTTTTTGCTGGTTGCGGCTTCCAACGAATTACTTAATTTATCGCTGAGGCCATAAATTTCGTCAAGGGAGGCAATAATGACTTTATCCCTCGTCGCCGGGAAGACCCCTTCCTTTAGGAAGGGGATGAGAGGCGACTCCACCTGGGCTTTTCTGATGTTCGATGTACTGTCGAATGACGGAGATTGGCGCTCCGCCGCACGATCCGGCAAAATAGCTTGGAGACCATAACATTCTTTTCCAATACCACCTTTCCAGTTCCGGAAACCGCCTCCGGAGATGGCGGGACGATACTCCTTTGAGGCTATTCACGAGTCTGGAGACCGCCACCTTGGGGGGGGTAATGCACCAGGAGATGAACATGGTCTTCCTCGCCATCGAATTCCACGAGTTGGGCCTCGAAATCCCGGCATACCTCCTCGAATATGTCCCGCATGGCGTCCAGAACGGCCTGCGTGAAGACCTTTCTGCGATACTTGGTCACGAAGACTAAATGCACATGCAGGTTGAAAACGCAGTGTCTTCCGGTGCGAATATCGCTTGCTTTTGTCATAGACCAATGCTATCATAACGTTATGATCCTCCGCAAGGGCTATAAATACCGGCTAAAGGCCAATTCTGAACACGAACGGCTGTTCCGGCTCTTCTCTGGTCATTGCCGGTTCGTCTGGAACAAGGCCCTGGCTCTTCAGAAGGGCCGGTTGGAAAGCAAGATACCTCTCCTGAGCTACCAGGACCTGGCGGGTTTCCTGAAACTCTGGAAGAGGAGCGAAGAATACGGCTTTTTGAAAGAGGCCCATTCCCAGATAGAGCAGCAGGTCCTCAAAGACCTGGACCGGGCCTTGTGGGACGGCCTCAAGAAGGCCAAAGGGATGCCCCGGTTTCGGAAAAAGGGGAAGCATGACAGTTTTCGCTATCCCCAGGGTTTCAAGATCGAGGGCAACCGAGTGTATCTTCCCAAGATCGGCTGGGTTGGTTTCCGCAAAAGCCGTGATATCTTGGGGACACTCAAGAATCTCACTGTCTCCCGCCGGGGTCGGCATTGGTTCGCGTCCATCCAGACTGAGCGGGAGGTACCCGAGCCAGTGCCTGCCGTCTCGGCCGCGGCGGGAATCGATCTGGGCGTCACCCGCTTCGCCACCCTCTCGGACGGCACGGTCTACGCACCTCTGAACAGCTTCCGCCAGTTGGAGAAAAAGCTGGCCCGGGGACAACGCCGGTTGTCCCGGAAACAAAAATATTCCAGCAACTGGCGAAAACAGAAAGAAAAGATCACGCGTCTGCACGTTCGGATAGCCGACGCCCGCCAGGACTACCTGCACAAGGTCTCCACTGAGATTAGCAAAAACCACGCGATCATTGTCATGGAGGACCTACGGGTGAGGAACATGAGCGCCTCGGCCAAGGGCACTGTCGAAAACCCAGGCCATAACGTTCGTCAGAAAGCAGGTTTGAACAAGGCCATCCTTGACCAGGGCTGGCACGCCTTCCGGCGAATGCTGGGGTACAAGCTGGCCTGGTCGGGCGGAGTCTTGGAGGTTGTACCGCCGCACCATACCTCGCAAACCTGCCCGGAGTGCGGACACGTCTCGCAGGACAACCGCCGGTCTCAGGCGGCGTTTCGCTGTGAGTCGTGCGAGTATGAGAACCATGCGGACCTCGTGGGTGCCATCAACATTTTACGAAGGGCGGGGCACGCCCGGATAGCCTGTGGAGATACTGGCCTCACCGGAGGCCAGGCCCAGGAACCATCTCGATTAGCGGCACAGCCGCTGTCGGGAATCCCCTTCGTTTACGGAGGGGAGGATGTCAAGGGGGATAGATGGCTCTTTATACCAAAGAAGAAATTAAAGCCAAAATCGAGGCCCTGGACGCCAAAATTTCCAAGGCCGAGGACCAGCAGGAATATACTTCCGGCGGGCCCGGCGCCGGGATGCACCAGGTCAGGGGCCTCCTGGCCGCCATGTACCGGGAGAGAGAGCGGCTTATCAAAGAATACGACAAATTGGAAGCCGCCGAATCATACGGACCGGTTAATCTGGCGCAATTTCAGAGGCCGCAATGAGCCTTCCGAATGTTCTGGATAAGCTGATTGCCTATTTTTCGCCGCAACGGGCTTTGCGCCGGCAGGCGGCCCGCCAGGCCATAGATGTCACTTATCAATACCGCGGGGCGCAATCGAACCGGCTGCGGGCCGACTGGGTTTTGGGCAATTCCCAGACCACCCCATCGGCTTATGAGCTTCAGGAACTGCGCAACCGCTCCCGGGACCTGAATTGCAACGACCCCATCGCCAGCGGCGCTACTGACACCATGGGTCACAACATTGTCGGCCGGGGGCTGCGGCCCCAGTCTCGAATCAGGCCGGAAATTGTCGGCCTCAGTGAGGCCCGGGCCCGGGCTCTGCAAAAACAGGCGGAGTATATTTGGCAGACTTGGACGCCGATGGCCGATTCCGGGAATCGCCTTAATTTTGATGAAATTCAATTTCTGGCCCTGCGGAAAATCATCGAAGACGGCGAGATCATCGCCCTGCCGGTCATGGCCAACGAGCCCTGGCGGCAGATCCGCCGGGTGGTGGAGTTGTTGGAAGCCGACCGCTTGAGCGATCCCAAGTCCGGCTTGTTGCCGGGCTCGCACCGGCAAGGGGTTGAAGTGGGCCGCCGGGGCGAACCGCTGGCCTACTGGCTCACGCCCTTCGACCCAAAAACCGGGAAGGCCGCTAATCCCCAGCGGGTGGAAGCCCGGGACGGCCGGGGCCGCCCCCGGGTGTTGCACGTCTTTCGGACCAGTCGGCCGGGGCAGTTGCGGGGCGTGCCTTTTTTCGCGCCGGTGCTCACCTATTTCAAAGATCTGGCGGATTATCTCGAAGCCGAGGTAGTAGCCGCTAGAGTGGCCGCCTGTCTGGCGGTGTTCATTACCAAAACCGATCCGTATCAGGGCGCGGCGATGTATGCCACCGATACCCAGACAAACAATCAGCGGCTCCAAAGCCTGGAGCCGGGGATGCTTAATTATTTGGCCCTGGGCGAGAATATCAACGTAGTTGACCCGAAACGGGGCGGCGAAACCTTCAACGCCTTTGTGGAAGGGGTTTTGCGGATTATTGGCGTTTCTCTCGGCCTGCCGTATGAGCTGTTGGTGAAAGACTTCTCCAAAACCAACTACTCTTCGGCCCGGGCGGCCCTCCTGGAGGGCCGCCGCAATTTCACCAACTGGCGGAGCTGGTTCGCTGCCAAGTTCTGTTGCCCGATTTATGATCTGGTCCTGGAAGAGGCCTATCTTCGGGGACAGTTCGAGGCCCCTAACTTTTACGACTATCGCTCGGAATACACTCGGGCGCAGTGGATCGGCGGCGGCTGGGGCTGGGTCGATCCTGTGAAGGAAGTGCAGTCTTCGAAGCTGGCCATTGACTACGGCCTGTCCACTCTGGCTGAGGAAGCCGCCGGCCAGGGACGTGATTGGGAAGAAACCCTGGAGCAACGAGCCCGGGAAGAAGCATTTATTAAGGAGCTTGGATTGGTTGTGGTTTCCGCCCTGGATGCGGCCTCGACCGGCCGGGATAAAAAAAATACGGGAGAGGATGACAATGCCGAAAACAACTGAGCACTTTTTCAATACCGTCCAGGACCGGGCCTGGGCCTTGCATCCGGCCAAGCTGGAAGAGGTGTCGCATTTCATCGAGTTGCGGCTGAGCGGCGACAAAATCACTCTGCCGGAAACCGCCGCCGGTAAATCCGGTAATCGGGCAGAGAAGCCGTATGAAGTCATCGACGGCGTGGCCGTGCTGCCGCTTTACGGGATAATTGACAAACGGATGAACCTGCTTATGCACATTTCCGGGGGCACGAGCACGGAGCTGCTCGCCCGGGATTTTCAAAAGGCCCTGGCCGACCCCCAGGTTCAGGCCATTCTGTTGGACGTGGATTCGCCCGGCGGTTCGGTGGACGGCACCAAGGAGCTGGCGGATCTGGTGTTCGCCTCGCGGGGCGTCAAACCCGTGGTCGCCTACGCCAACGGCCTGATGGCTTCGGCGGCCTACTGGATCGGCTCCGCGGCCGACGCGATTGTGGCCATGGAAAGCGCCGAAATCGGTTCCATTGGCGTGGCCTTGATGCACTATGATTATTCTGCCCAGGACGAAAAGCTGGGCGTCAAGCGCACCGCCATCACCGCCGGCAAGTACAAGCGTATTGCCAGCGATGAAAAACCCTTGTCCCGCGAGGGCCAGGAATATCTGCAGGGCATGGTGGACGATTATTATGACCTGTTTTTGGAGGCGGTGGGCCGGCATCGGGCTATGGACCCGGAAGCGGTGCACGATAAAATGGCCGACGGCAGGATTTTTATCGGCAAGAAGGCCTTGAAAGTCAAGCTGGTCGATCAGATCGGCAATTTTAATGATGCCTTGGCCCTGGCCAGGGAGAGAGGAGACAGTATGACTGCAATTCTAACCAAGGAAAATCTGCAGGCCGAAAACCCGGAACTTTTCAAGGATATTTATGACTCGGGCCGCCAGGCAGGCCAGGCCGCCGGGGTGGCAACGGAGCGGCAGCGGGTTGTCGATCTGCTGGCTAAAAACGGCGACCCGGAGGTTACCCGCCAGGCCATTGTCAACGGCACGTCCGTAGCGGAGGCTGGCTGGCTGTTTTTTGAGGCCGCCCAACAGGCCCAACAGCAGCGATTGGCGGACCTGGAAACCAGCGCTCCGGCCTCGTTGGGGCAAGCGCCTCTGGTCACGGCTACGACAGGCTCGGCCGACGATCAACTGGACGCCAAGGCCAGGGAACGGGCCAAGGAAAAAGGCATCAACCTGGATGTGGCCATGGAGGAAGTTATGGCAGAAAATCCTGAACTTGTGGCCCGCTGGAATCCGGCGGCCGGCATCTAAATGTAAGGAGGTAAACCATCATGGCATTAGATTACGAAGGCATTGACATCACTCTGTTGGCTGCCGAGGATCTGAGCAGCTACCAGTATCATTTTGTCACCCAGGCCAACGATACGACGGTGCAGTTGCTGAACGCGGCCACCGACGCTCCCTTGGGCGTCCTGCAGAATGCTCCGGCCGCCGGGCAGCCAGCGGTGGTGCGGATCGCCGGCGTTTCCAAGCTGAAGGCCAATGCGGCCATCGCCGTGGGCGTGCAGGTGAAAGCGGAATACGTTGGCGCCGCGGATTGCGGCAAGGCCGACGCGGCCGACACCGAGGGCGACATTGCCCGGGGCCTGGTTGTTCAGGCCAGCGGCGCTGAAGACGATCTGTGCGCCGCATTACTGATTTATAACGAACAATCCGTCCCGGTCTAACGGTCTCGGATAATTTTTTTGAGGAGGTTTGCAAATGGACCCTTTAACCAGCTCGATCCATAAATCCGCGGCCCTGAGCGACATCAGCATCGGCTACCGGAACCGGCTGTTCATCGCTGATCGGGTATTCCAGCATGTGCCGGTGGCCAAGCAGTCGGATTATTTTTATAAATTCTTGAAAGGCGCCTGGTTCCGCAATGAGGCCCGGCCTCGGGGGCCCGGTTCTCAGGCCGGCCGGAGCGGCTACCGGATCACTTCCGATACTTATAGCTGCATCGAACGGGCCATGGCGCACCCGATTCCCATTGAAAATATCAACAACGCCGATGTCCCCATTCAGCCCTGGGCCACCGGAGTGCGATTCGCCACTAACGCCGTCATGCTGGCCAAGGAAGCCATAGTGGCCGCCCTGTGCTGCACCGCGGCCAACTGGACCACGTCCGACGACGTGGCGGCCGGCTGGGTGGCCGGGAGCGGCAACACCTTTATTGCCGACATTCTGGGCGGGAAAGAGACCATCCGGAAGCTTATCGGCGTCTATCCCAACGTGTTGGTCCTGGACGCCAAGACCTTTAAGGAACTGAAGCTGGAAGTCACCATCCTGGACCGAATCAAATACACCGGCACCCAGGGAGCTCCGGCCGACGTGACCACCCAGACCCTGGCGCAGCTTTTCGAGCTCGACGAGGTCCTCATCGGCGGCGCCATTCGCTCCAGCGACGAGGAAACCGTGGCCGGGACGGAATTCACTGCTGTTGATCTCTGGGAGACCAACGCCACCAAAGGCGCAGCCTTCCTGTTTTACCGGCCGCCGGCACCGGCCATCGACGAACCGGCCGCCGGGTATATTTTTGAGTGGAACGGCGGCGCCGGGCAGGAGTCCCGCCAGATCAATCAGGATGTTTACCGCCAGGTGCGCTACTGGTGGGAAGATGCGGCAAAACAGTTTGTGGTGGAAGCCGCCGAGTGTTTCGACGCCAAAGTCACCTCGGCCGACGCCGGTATGCTGTTTTACGACACTTTGGTGACCTAAATCATGCCCCGAGATCCCATCAAGACCCTTGAAGCCCTGGAAAAGAAGCTGGAGGGGCGGGTATCCAAGGTGCTGGACAGCATGGCGTTCAAGATCAGGCGGCGCGTCGTCAGTCAGGAATTCCTGAAATGGAAAACCAGACGGCGGCCCATTGTAGTGGAAAAATCCAAAGTGGTGGGCACCGTATTGACCGCCACAGTCCGGGGGGCCAGCAAATGGACCTGGGGGCACGTCCATATCGGCCCGCCCGGCTCCACTGTCTTGAAGGCCAGGAGCGGCATGCTGGCTATTCCCACGGATGCAGCCAACAAGACCTTTAAATCAAAACGGGTCGGCCCCAAGCAATACGGCGGCACCGTGATCTTTGGCGGCATCATCTGGGGGAAGGCTGGCTGGGCCGGGACCGGCGGCTACGTGCGGCAGCGCCGGGCCGCCGGCGAGAAGCTGGGCAAGGAGAGCCTGGTGCCGCTGTTCATTTTGAAGGGCTCGGTGGTGGTTAAACGGCGCATTATTCCTTCTCAGTTAATTCAATGGATTAGGCCGCAGTTCGCCGCGGCCTTGAAAAAACATTCGTTGGTGGTGCGATGACCGATCCCATTAAGGTCCGGATCATGAAGACCCTGGAAACCATGCTGGCGGAGATTCCGGAACTGGGTTCGATCCACCGTTGGGAAGAGATTCCGGTGGACCTGGCGACCCTGGAACTCCCGGCCCTGTTTTATTGGGAGGAGGAAGACCGGGAAATCCGGAACCGGATCGCCTGGAACACCCTGAGCCTCAATCTGGCGGTGTTCGACCGCCTGGTCTCCTACGACGGTCCGGGCTACCAGCAGTTTTCCGATCTGGCCGACGTCCTCGCCGCCAAGATCAGCAACAAACTGGCCATTCCCCAGACCTTGCGGGCCGCCGGCCTGATCAGCCTGGAAGAGCAGGCTGTCCGCAAGGCCCTGGCCAACGAAGAGTACGGCGAATTGGCCATGTCATTTACCTTAATCTACGGGCACGCCGTCGGCGACGCCTTTAGCACCGATTTCAGTTAGGAGGTTTGTAATATGCCTGCTACTCCCAATCTTGCCAATCTGACCATCCCGGCCGGGATCAAGCTGTTTTTCGACGACGGCTCCGGCATGCGGGATTTAGGATTCGTGGAAGGCCTGGATATTGAGCCCAAGACGGACGAACTGAAGTATTTTTCCAATCGCTCCGGCAAGCGCCGTCTGGCCAAGGTCTTCACCCTCGAAGAAGAATGCACGTTAAAATTCAATCTCCATGAGCCCAACGTCAACAACCTGCTGGCTTATTTCAAGGGCGGCGACGTTGCGGTAGTGGGCGAGGGGACCGGCGCTGTCGTAGACCAGCAGGTGACGCTGACCGGGACTGTATTGTTTTCTTTGGGGAGATACGGCCTGAGCAGTGTTACGGTACGCCAATTTTTGGATAAATGCCTGGTGTATGACGGGGCGCATTATGTGGACAATTCCGTTGAGGCCGACAGCGTGAATGGGACGCCATTCGACCTGCTGACGGATACGGATGAGTTTGTCTATTTCGGCAAGGCCACAAAATTCAAGGAAATCTACCTTGACCTGGCCGTTAATGGCAGCTATGCCAGCGTGCTCTGGGAATACTGGGACGGTTCCGTCTGGCAGACGTTGAGTGTGGTCGGGGCCGGCGCCGATCTGGGCGCCGACGGTAAGGTCAACTGGACGCCGCCGAATAACTGGGCCACCACCGTGGTGAACGGCTCTGACGCCCTCTACTGGATCAGGGTCAGCGCCGGGACGGTGACCACTCCGGCCACCTGCAATCACGTGCGCCAGAACGCGGTCCAAAACACCGATTGGATCCTCGATCCCGGCAGGGTCGGCGGTTCCGGTCTCCTGGTGGGCCGGGTTGGGCGGCTATCCGGCGGTTTCCTGGCCGACGGCGAGGAGGTCAAGGTCAGCTACACCTACACCACCTGGACCAGCCTGACCTTTCCCATTGCCGGCAGTGCCTACAAGGAAGGAGCCGTCAGATTCGAATTCCATCCCAAAACCGGTTTGCAGGGGAATGCTCATTTTCACAAGTGCGTCCTGAAGCCGAACGGGGTCATGGCATTCGATGACAAGAAGATTCTGGAGATTCCCATGCTGCTGGATGTGCTTGATGATTACGACAATAATCCCGACAGCCCTCTGGGGTACTGGGAACCGTTGAGCGAAAGTTGATAGGGAGGCTGTATGAACGAGATTATTTCTGAAGAGGCCGTCTTGTTCGCTGAAGAGCAATTCGGCACCTACACCATCAAACCATGGACCTTGAAGCAGCTTCATGAAATCTATCCGCTGCTTCGGATGATACTGGGCAAACTCCAGGAACAGGGGTTGTCGTTCGATAATACTGACTCCTTCTTTTTGGAGCACGGCCTGGAGGCGGTACAAGATATTTTGCCTGTTCTGCCGCAACTCATCGCCAAGACCCTGCGCCTGGAGGTGAGCGAAGCCGAAGATATGGCCTGGGATCAGGCTGTGGCCGTAGCCCTGAGAATCTTCATTCAGAATGTCGGCGTCTTAAAAAACTTCTCAAGCCTGGCCCTGCCGGTGCGGGCCAGGACCTCCACCCCCTCGCCATGACTATGGCCCTGGAGGAACTGGCCAGCCGGGGCCACGACTGGAATGATTTGCTGGACGGATATTCGGTGGGGCTGGTGCAAAACCTCTGCCGGGCCGGCCGGGAAAACACCCGGCGCCAGTTAATAGAGCACACCGTCGGCCTGTCGGTGGCCGTAAGCAACGCCATCGATCTGGCTTTTGGCGGAAAGGGGAAAACAATGGAACTATACATCGAGGCGTTAAATAAAACTGATATAGAACAGCCTGGAACCGCCTCGGGCAAAAACGTCCTGACCGACCGGGCCCGGCAAATATTCCGGGGCCTGCCGATGCGGAAAGGAAAACAGTGAGCCAATCCCTGGGAACCCTCATCGCCAAACTTCAGGCTGACGTTACCGACCTGAAACGGGGCCTGCAAACCGGTCGCCAGGAACTGAACGAATTTAAGAGCCTGGCCCAGAACGTGGGCCAACAGGTGAAGAATGCTCTGGCCTTTGCGGGGGTGACAGTGGGTATCGCCGCCCTCGGGGCCGCGGTCAAATCTTTCGCTACCAGTGTGGCCATGACCGGGGCCCGGACCGAAACCCTGGAAGTGGCCATGCAGACCGTGGGGAAATCCGCTGGGCTGTCGGTCCAATCCCTCAAACTCCTGACCGAAGACCTGAAGAAAGCCGGGATTACCACCCAGGAATCTATGAGCGTCATCACCCGGAGCCTGGCCGCGGGGCTGGACCTCTCCAAACTCAAAGAGCTAGCCACCCGGGCCCGGGACGTGGCCGTGGTCGCAGGCGAAAACACCAGCCAGACCATGAACAAGCTGATTCATGGGATTATCTCCGGCCAGACTGAGATGTTCCGCACCCTTGGCATCCCCATCGCCAACATGGAGGACGCCTGGAAACGCTATGCCGCAGCCATCGGCAAGACCAAGGAAGAACTCACCCAGGTCGAAAAAGCCAACGCCACGCTCATGGACGTGCTGCAGGCCACCAGCCGGTTCGCGGGGACTGCTGCCGCCGCCGACACCACGGTGAGCAAGATGCTGGCCTCCCTGGCCAGGTTCGCTGAAGAGGCCAAGAACGCCCTGTTCCCCTTGTTCGGGCCGTCCATGAAGGCCGCCGTGGAATTTTTGACCAAGGCTTGGCAGGACCTGGAGGTCTGGGCCCGGAACAACAAAGAGGCGTTGGCGGAGTGGGGCAAAGAAATCGCTGAATGGGTGGCATGGTTATTAAAGGCTATCAGGTCCGCGGTGGAATGGGCTGCGGCCAACCGCCAGGCCATAAGCACTATTGTGGAGTTTTACATTGTCGTCAAGGTGACGGGCTACGTCGTTGCCCTGACCTCGGCCTTGGCCGGTCTGGCGGCAGGGCTGCGGAACGTGGCAGTGTTCTTTACTACAGCGGCAACGGCAGCCCACGTGGCCAAAGTGGCCTTTGCGGCGGCCATCCCGAATATCCTGGGAGCGGCTGCCGCCCTGGGTGTGTATGGAGCTTACAAGGCCTTCAGCCAACCGGGGAAATACGGCGGGAATTGGGCGGAGGCGCCGGAAGGGCAAGACCCGCTGGCCACTTCTAATATGCCAGTGGAAAAACCCAAGGAGCAGCAACCGGCCATAACGCCTGTGGACGTCCTCAAGGCCCAGCAGGAACAGGTTGCCAAAGACCGGGAGCAGCTCAATAAAGAGATGCAGGCAGCGGTGGAGAAGGCCAAAAAAGAGGCTCCGGCTCCCGTCGGCAAGGCTGGGGGTGGGGGCGGCAAGAAAGGCGGCGCTGAGAAGATCGAGGATTTCACCCGCCTCATTGAAAAAGAGCTCAAGGGCCAACTCGACCTGGAGGAGGCGAAATTAGACCGGTCCCTGAAGCTGCTCCAGGAAAACCAGGAAAAGAAAAGAGCCGTCCTCAGGCAGGAGTTCGACGCCGGCCAGATGGACGGGGCTGCCTACTACGCCGCCCTGGAGGCTATGGAGAAAGAGCACCATACAGCCTCCCTGGCCCTCATCGACCAGAAGATCGCCGCCGAGAAAAAACTGCATCCCCTCCAGGTGGCCGCCATTGAGGCTTCCCCCAAGCTCAGCCCGGAAGCCAAGGCCCATGAAATCAACGCCATGCGCCTGGAGCACGAAACCAGGCTGGTGAAGCTTCAGGGCGAGCGCCAGGCCGCCGGGATCGAAAACGAGAAGAAGCTGGCCGACTTGCTCCGGGAACAGACCGACTGGCGGCAGCGTATCGCCGACCTCATGGCCCAGACCTCGGAAGAAAATGCCCTGGGGCCAGTGGCTGAAAAAGAGGCGGAGATCAACCGCTACCTCCGGGAGCGGGCCAAGCTGCGGGCCGAAATCCCCTTGGAGATACAGGACGAATTCGACCAGGCTACTCAATCCGGCGTCTGGCGCAAAACCGCGGGCCAGGAAATCGAAAGCTGGGCTTCCACTATTGCGGGCGGCTTTAGAAACCTGTTCGACACTATTGCCGACGGCACCGCGGACCTGAAAAAGGCCCTGAACGGCTTCTTTAAAAGCCTCTTTAGCGAATCCCTGGAAAAGGGATTCAAGCAGCTCACGCAATGGATAACTAACGCCCTTTCCCAAATGTTCAGCTCTATTGGCTCAGGATTCGCCAATGCCATTATGGGCGCGATCGGCCTGCTGGGCATGATGCTCACCAGTGGCGGTGGCCAGAGTTCCTGGTCCGCTTCCGCGGTTTCCACCGGTTTCCAGAATACCAATACGGCCCTCCGGGGGATTATCGCTGGGGACACCTCCATCCCAATCGCCCAGATCAGCGAGTCGCTCAAAGAAGCCCTGCTCACCAGCGAGGGTTATCTCCGCCAGATCGCCCGGAACACCGGCAAGATGGCCGACGGCATGAGTTTGGAAGTGGGCTTTGATGGGGTTTCCGGAGTGATCCGCAAAGCCCTGGATGAATACTTCCGTCAGGAACTGGTTTTGGGGGTGAGATAATGGCCGACTTTCCAACTGTTATCACCAATGTCGTCGCCGGAGTAACGGAAATCCAGGCCAAGCATATCAACAACATTGAAGCCAAGGTTGGGATCGACGGCTCGGCGGTGGTCACCAGCCTGGATTACCTGCTCAAAAACGCCGCGTCCATTAATCCGGGACATGGCCACACCCTGGCGGCCCTGACTGATGTCACCGCCCTCCCGGCAGAATTGAACCTGTTAGACCTGGCAGGATTGACCGCTGGGCACGTGCTCCGGGCCACCGGGGCCGCAGCCGCAGCATGGGGGGCGATTCAAGCCGGAGACCTCCCGACCATACCTGTTGACGGCGGTGGTACCGGCCTTGTCACTGTGGCGGCAGGCGACTTGCTCTATGCCTCGGCGGCGGATACGTTGGCAGCTCTTGCCAAGGTGGCATCTGGCAATGTTCTCTTGTCAGGTGATCTGCCAAGCTGGGGAAAGGTAGGATTGACTACTCATGTCAATGGGATTCTCGGGTCAGCTAATGGCGGTACTGGTAATGGATTCACGGCCTTTACCGGTCCGACAACGGCTGAAAAGACCTTCACCCTACCGGACGCCAGTGCTATCCTACTATATGACGGTGGTGCTCTAGGCACCCCGGCTTCTGGGACGCTGACAAATTGTACTTTTCCAATACTAAACCAAGATACCACTGGCTCTGCTGGCAGTCTCAAATCACCTGTCACGACTGGCTTGATGACCGTTACAGGTATGACAGCAGGGGTAACCAGGGGCAAGACGGTCAGAGATGCAGATGATACTTTTCTTGAGCTTGGCGGAAGCTATATCCCCACGGGAACGTGGAATTGGACCAGTGCCACAGTCACATGGCCAATCTTCAACCAGAATACTACAGGCTCGTCCGCCTCGTGTACTGGTAATGCAGCCTCTGCTACTTTCTGGGGTTCATATGCGGGGATTGCTGGGCCAACTCAAACCCGGACCTACACTTTCCCTGATGCAACTTGTACGGTACTAACCACAAATGCTTCTGTGACCGTCTCCCAGGGGGGGACTGGTCTCTCATCACTAGCTCAGGGCGACTTGCTCTATGCCTCGGCGGCGGATACGTTGGCAGCTCTTGCCAAGAGTGTGACGACAGGGCATTATCTCAAGAATTCCGGCACTGACAATAATCCCGCCTGGGGTTCCATTGCTGCAGATGAACTTCCAACCGCTATCGACGCTGCCAAGATAGCTAACGGTTCAGTGAGTAATGCCGAGTATCAGTATTTGGGAAACGTCACGTCAGATATCCAAGGGCAAATCAATGCCAAAGCTCCAATTGCCTCTCCAACATTCACCGGAAACGTGGGGGTAGGGGTCTCAACATTTGGTACCAGCGCGAACAAGGTATTAGGGTTGCTGAATGGAACAGCCCCTACAACATCTCCCGCTGATACTGTCCAAGTCTGGGCGGCGGATAGAAGTGGAGTAGCAGGAAAAGCCGGAATTCATGTTAGAGCTGAAGATGGCACTGTTCATGTATTAGGTGATTATGTGGGGATAGCTACATCATCTCCTGCCTATCCATTAGATGTCACGGGTTTGGCCAGATTTACCAACTGTAATATAGGAATTGGTACGACACCAATGACTTATAATGCCACCGGATCCGAATATTTTTGTCGCATGGAGCGCACCTTGGCCGATGCGACGGCTTCTTCCACAAAGCGTTCTTTAAGTATTATTACATATGTAAACCCATCGGCGGAGGCGGCTATATACTATCAGGGACTGCATTCCAGTTATGATATTCAAAATACTTGCATGTATAACTTGAATGGTTACGTAAGAGCTTTAGGTAGTATTGTTTACCATCGGGCGAATACAACCTTGGCAAGGGCTGAAGGACTATATGTTTATGTTGGGACATATAATGGTGGTTCGGACAGCACAGGTATTATAACTAATCTCTATGGTGCCAAAATAGAAGGCACCAAAACAGCCTCTTCTACGATAACCAATGCCTATGGGATGCACATTTCGGGTATTCAAGGCACCAATGCATACGACATCTATGCGGCAGGGAGTGCTAATAAGAACTATTTTGCAGGGTGCGTCGGGATCGGCGCGGTAAACTTCGGCACGTCTGCAACCCAAACCATGGCAATACAAAACGGCACGGCCCCGTCAAGTTCTCCCGCAAATTTATTTCAACTGTATAGCGCCGATCAGGCCGCCGGGAACGCCTGCCCGCATTTCCGCACCGAAAACGGCGCCATTATCAAGCTCTTTCAGGGAGCGGCTCTGACCGCGGCTCTCACGACGCTTACGTACACTGCTCCCGGAACGCCTGATTATGCGGTGCAAGACCTGACCAACTCTGGCGGCTACGGCTTTGTGACGAAGGATGAGGGCAATACCGTCTTGTCTGTTATTGCCAACCTCCAGGCTAGAGTCAACGAACTGGAAGGACGGTTCCAGGCGCATGGTTTAATAGCGTAAAAGGAGAACTGCCATGGGGTTCAGTAAAGATTTGCAGATCTTCGGCGATGTAAGGGTGGACGGGGCGTATTTCAGGATCAAGACGACCGTCATGGAGTGGGAAACCAATGCGGTGAAATATGTCATGGGCGCCTGGGTTTCACGTGAAGCCTCCAAGAGTGGCAAGCCGGAATTGCCGATGGGCGAGAACCAGGAATTCACTCTCGAAGTGCCAGAAGGGGCCGAAGGTGGTACCAAGGCTGAACAGTATCAAATGATTAGAGCGGCGATTCCTTTTTTTAGCAACGCCGTAGATGTCTTAGAGGAAGAATTAAAAGCTGAGGAGGCGTCATGCAGGTAATTATCACAAACCGCGAATTGCTTAATATGTTTGAGGCCATCAAACGGGCCGCTGACAGTAAGGTTGGCCTTAAACTGGCTTATGCCTTGGCTAAGAACATGAAGCGTATCGAGGGGGACTGTCAGGCTCTTACCGAGCAAATCCAGAAACGGCGACAAGTTATTGTTGAGGAGCTGGCTATACATGACGATGCTGGCACCCTTACGGTCAAGGATAACCAATACCAGTTTACCCCTGAGAATCGCAAGGTCTTTGATGCACGCATGGCTGACCTACAGAAAGAAGTGGATGAACTTCTGGCCATGGAAGTGACAGTGGAACTCCATCAGGTAGTGCTTGGCCAGTTCCCGGAACAAATCGAACCCTGGATTATCAAGGGGCTGTTCCCCATGATTGACGAGGCCGGAGAATGACCCTGATTGTTCCTCGTAATCCAGAGGTCGGTGCGGGAATGGCTATCACCTTCCAAGGTACTGCTCCGAATCAGGGGGTGTTCTGGGAGGTGGTGAGTGTTGATCCGAATACTGGGGTCGAAGGGGTAGCCCGTGGGTATCTGAAATGGGCCAGAACCAGAACCAATGGGGCCGGACAATCAGTCAACTACTACTTTGCTCCCGCCGGTGATTCGGGGCAAGAAATACGATACGATACAGGCCGGGTCTATGACACACCTAATCTGGTCTATGACGGTAATGACCTTCTGGTGGGCAATGACCGGATTCGTGTAAAGATATGCTAGAATTGATATATGAATCTATCAAAACCGTAGACTTCGGTACCCCATGCCGAGCTATATATATTTCGGCGTGGGATGCTATTCTATACCACGGATCATGGCCACATTCATGGTATGGTATTAGAAAGATATTTCGCGACGGAACCTCGTTTGACATCGGATCATCAAACGCTGGTTACTATCTCAGCGCCGAGGCGGGCAGGGGTGCTATGTTGCTCTGGGATGGGCTAAGATACGATGTTACTATGTTAGATGAGGTAACTGGTCTTCCATTGATTGGACGCAACCTTAACGGGGTCGATCTGGCAGGGAAGGCTACATCCGGGAGTTTTGTCGACCACATAAAAGGCATTGTTTATACATCTGGCTCACACAAGATTGATATTTATAATTTATCCTCTGGTGGGCTGGTTAGAACACTAATGATCGATGAAGATGTATTCTCGGTAGGGATGTTTACCCTATTGGGATATGTAAATTCTACATCATTATATCTTACGGATACCATTGAGGAACCGGGCAAGGTTGCTATAATCGATAGGAATGATGGCAGCATAATCTTCTATGGGATGGTTGAGCCCAATAATAAGGGCATTGTCGTAGACTCAACCCATAAAGTGGTTGTTGTTCTCCTGACATCTGGGAAAGTAGCAGTGTATGGTCTAAATAATATAGGGGCCATGTTGTCTGCTCCCACATTATCCCCTGATCCGGCCCTTTTTATATTATCACGAGCAACAACCCATCTCACTAGTGAGGATGGACAGGGAATACCTGGTAAGCCAATCTTATGGTGGTTGTCCGGGAATAAAGGATGTTTAGAGGCAACACATACCATTACTGATGCTAATGGATATGCGTCCAATTGGTATTATGGACCAACGGATCCAATCTGCTTGGGATCTGAAACCATTAACGTAGAAGTGGTGTCATAATGGCTCTTGAGTTAGTGCAATCAATTGCACCGTGCTATACATATAGCAGAAGTGGAGAGACGATTAACATGGTACTCCATTTTTTCTATGTGCCGCAACAGGATATATATCTTTCATATATCCTGTTTAGGTGTGATTGGCCCTATTGGTCCATGGATCGTATAGCTTGGAATGCGGTCGATGGAACCATAAATAGCACGAATACAGCCAGAGAACTAAGCTATGGTCTGCCTTTTACATCGGCAGCAATTGGTTTGGGGGGATATAACCATTTCTACACAACCGGGAATGGTTTCCTGGATGTGAGGGAAATTGATTGGATCAGTCATAGTTTTACCGGTTGGTCATGCTATGATTGGACTGGTAGAAATCCTATAGTCTTTAGAAGGGCCATAGTCAACAGAAATGACAAAGTTGTTGCAGGATCAGCGACCTGGCCACTTTTGTATATCTATAATTATGAAACCCATGCGTTAATGTGGCAAGTGGCCCTCTCTAATATCCCGGAGTATTTATGCTATGAGAGTAATGAGCATCTTTGGGCTATCTATGGTAATGGCTTGTTGGCCAAGATTAATTATAGGCTCGGTCAGCATGAACTGTTGACCAAGATAAGCACTGAGTCAGACGATATTAGATATTTCTGTGCGTTCGACACCCAACGGAAACTCATGACAATCCTTCGTTGGAAAACAGATGAAGGTGGCGTGTGTCGCCTGCGATTGGAAATTTATAAGCCTGTACCACAAGCAGCTATAATTACGGCGCCTGTGCCAGTGAACTCGCTTAAAGCCGGAGAGAAGATTACCTTCTCTGGCCACGTTTTAGGTAACGCAGGTGAAGGGATCACCTCAAGAACGGTTGAGACGGCTCTAACCTCACCTGCGACCGGCAAACTCTCAGCTGGGAGGACCCTGACAGGTCTGAACGGTAGCTTCGAGCTGGAGTATATAGCGGGATTAAATAATTATGTTGAGACGCTTACTGTGTCGACAGAGGTCTAACTATGCCTACCATAAGCAACTCTACGACATTTGTGATTGTAACAGCCACTACCAATGTGGAACAGGTTGATCTGGTATTATTACCTGAAAATGCTGGGCTTAATGCCTGTAGGGAGCTACATTACCCCAATGACGTATTCCCAGTACTGGTGTACCCCAAGAATCCGGATCATTGGACAGGCTTCGATACCGAGCCGATCAAGGCTCCAGTCCTAACTACGGAAAAGACCTTAGGCGGTAACAAGTTGGCCAGGTGGCCCGGCTATGTCAGTGACAATGCTGTGATGGAAACCTGGACAGGTGATGCCAGGACGCTTTCCATGACCGCTGATTTCCTACGACGGTTGTTGGAATATTATCTCAATCCGCCAGATGATGGATATGTTATCTGGTACCCCAAGGACCGCACTGTCAGGGGGTATCACATTGAGATTGAATCGCTTACTATTGATGGGACTTCGGCAGTAAAGCTAGATTACATTGCTACGAAGGCTGGCTATATAATGGGCGAAGTATCGCTGGCATTTCGTATCGTAGGGGAGGTTTGATGTGCGTGGCCTATCTGCCTCATTGGATGCAGCACTAAGAACTGGAACCCGCCGTCCAGCTTATAAGGTTTATGTCTGGGAGGTCTCCACTTATACGGAAGTGATCACTGCGTTCTACTCTGAGTTACCATTTGATCTAACAGAGTATATCACCGAGATTAGATGGACCCCGGAAACGATGTCAATACAGTTCACTGATCCGGAAGGAGACTTTCACCCTGACCATGGCCAATATGCTGGGAAACTGGCCAATGGGGTCATAGTTAGGCTAAAGGAAGGGGATTCGCGGGTCGATGAGGACTCCTGGATTTGGACTTTTACTGGCAAAGTAAAAGGTCAATACGGGTATTCATATTCCCGTAAAGACCGTGTTTATAAAGGCCAATTAAATGTCTACTTCCGGGGAGCTGAGCAATCTCTCAAAAGGAGAAAGATCACGACCCGGCAATATACTGTGGGAACAGACATCGGGATAACTCTCAGCGATGTCTTAGGCATGTTGGCAATTACTGAACCGGAGCGCCGCATCCCTCCCATCTTAGGGCGCCATTACTATCATAAAACTAATCAGATAGCACAGTTATCCCCATGGGAGACTATAGAGACCCTTCTTTACCCAGCTCTTTTGGTTCCTTATTTTGATGGGGAGGGCAAGATTTGTTCCTATTCGAAGACTGTTACTAAAAAACCGAGTATCGTACTATCGGATTATGTCACAGTTCATCAAATTGAAGCAGTGGCCCAGGCAGGCGAGCCCGTAAATAAAGTGAAGGTCAAATATCTGGATTATAACTTGACTGAGGTTGAGGGAGAATATCAAAGACTCGGGCAAGCGAGTATTACAACGGGTTTCTTTACATCAAAAGAGGAGATTGAGTGTTACTGGGGAGCGGATAAAAAGCAGCGGGCAAGGGGCACCAAAATGCACGTGGTTAAATCGGTCAATGACAATCTCCTGCCAGTCGGGACCGAATCATATGCGGAAATTGATGAGTTCTCGGGGAAAATCACTATCGAAATCAGTGCCTGGGTTCCGGCTCTGGCCGGGGCATCATTGGCAGCCTATCTGGCAGCGGCAGCTATCCCAGATAAACAAGCTGATGTAACTACTGGTTATGCATCACTTAATTTAATTGGTACGGCTCCCCCGGGCGGTGGCCCCATATCTGGTGTTGCGGTAGGTCAGATAACAACATTCTCCACTCCGGCAGGGATGACTATTCCTACAGGAAGAATTGTACAGGCTGCAGCATTGACTGGCATCCTGTTAACAATGATGAGTCTGGGGAGCGCCCAATATGAGATATGGGGTACCCCCTATGATCTTGTGTATCTGGAGAAAGAACACATTGCCATAGAGGATGGGACCGAGTATTGGGCGGAAAACGAAATCGCAATCGAGAACGATTTTATCTGTACTGCACAGGTGGCCAAGGCGGTTGCGATAGATGAGCTGCATTATCACAAGTCATCTTTCTATATCCGAAGGCTACAAATTGATGATCTCCCGAGCTTAGAAATTGGTGATATCATCGAGCTTCCCAATGAGGGTAGGTATTTCATCAAGGGACTATCGAAGACGATCAAGCCTGGGACTGTTCCACTGTTAGATATTGATGGGTTCAGGATACTCACCATGGAGGTGTCCGAGTGAGCATCCAAGAGTTAGTAGCGGTTGCCATAAAAGACCATGAACGCACTATAAATGGTAGGGTGGCATCGACGTTCTACGAGATTATGGATATTTCGGGAAACTATGTCTGGGGCTGTGATGTAGACATAGGCGAACCTATGACCTATGAGGATGAGTATGGTGTTCAGCAGAATACTACGGTCCTCCAGAACGTGCCCGTCGCCATGAACAACCGAGAGATCTTCTACGCACAGGTGGGATGGCCTGTACTGCTCCGTCGAATTTCCAAGACGGGGTATGCCATAGTTGGGTTGGCAAAAAGTCTGAAACTCACCACGGAAGTAACGTACGTGAGTTTTACGAATGGGGTTTCTATTATTTCTGAGGAAGTGCTGGGATATTATTATCGCACTCTAAATCTTGGTGAGCTTGGAACTGTTGAGCCATTTGGCAGTTTGCCGTTTGGGGTTATTGGCATGTTTAATCTATCTGATGATAGCCTAATCAAGGTGAGGACATAAGATGAGTATCTCTCTTAATACATATACTGCTGGCGAGACAAATTACATTGCCATGATGAATGCTGACAATATGGCCCTGAAGGCGGCTATCGAAGCACTGCAGGCGCAAATAGCCGGAGCTATCTCTGTCAGTGCTAATAACATGCCAAAGGGTCTGCAATATATCTACGACCGCAAGGGCATTATAGGTAAGAGATCATACAAGCCTGTGCCTGGTGTTCTCACTGCCCCAAATTATAATATGACGGTTGCTGTTGGTGGATTCTGGGATGGGTCCACTTTGGCTTTTCAGGATACTGCTTCAACTGTGTCGATGGACGGAAAGTCAACTGCAACGTACCACTTGGATGTTGATACCTCAGGTTCCATAACAGTCAATCTTGTTGCCAGTGGGAGGACAATCTGGCAATTTGATTATGACAGTGGGACTCATACTGTCTCGGATGTGGCGCTCTACAGTGGTATTGCAATTCTCTTCGATGGGATTGACTATGCCGATGCTCTGAACTCTGGGCAGTTGAGCCTCAATTTCGAAAGCCTGGCCGATCGCCTGGAAGAGATTGAGGCCCGCCTAGTGGAAATGGGCACCTTCTATGCCGAAGATGCCGACAGCCATTCCGGTCTGGACTTCTATTATAAGGCAGGTAAGGTCAGGAATGATAACGTGATCTGGGAGACTTCGGCAGGTTACGTCACCCTGGATGACGATACCACAAATTTCGTAGAAGTAAACCCGGCGGATGGAGTGGTGAGCAGCAACACGGTGGGCTTTACTTCAACATATATCCCTCTCCACAAGGTAGTCACTGCTTCAGGGGCTATAGACACCGTGGCCGACAGACGCACCTGGTCTGCAGCCGGGGGCGGTGGTGGAGGAGGCCACACTCAGAACACAGACACTGGTACTACTGCGAATACGTTCAAGCTCAACATGGATGAGGTCGGAGCACCTTCCGAGGATTGCAAGCTGGAGGTGGAGCGGGGCACGGCTGCCAACGTGGCCCTCAAATGGAATGAAACCGAAAACAAATGGCAGTTTACCAATGACGGCGCCAATTATCAGGATATCTTCGACCAGGCTGCCCAACTTGCGGTCCAGGAATTCACTAAGTATGTGGGATTCGAAAACCCTCAATTAGTGCTTGAGGAGTTTTCACGGGACCCATCGGCAGACTATGAGATGTTGGACCTATCATCCTACATTACCGCTCCTAACGGTTTGCAAGGCGTGGTTCTGCGAGTCTTTTTCTGGGATGATACCCCGGCAGGCGACGTCTATGTTGCATTCCGTACTTCGGGTGGATTATCGCCCACTATTCCATATTCAGTATGGAGTGACCACTATGGCTCTGCCATACTAATTATTCCTATTAGCAGCGAAATTGAGGTTGAATATTACGTTGCCGGTTCTGGGGCTGGATCTGCGAACCTTAAGGTATACCTTTGGGGTTATATGGAGAAAGTTACCGGTGTTGGCACGGTGCATAAGGAAACCGTGTACGAGGGGATTGAAGTTGCGGCTGAGAGTAGCACCGCTGTTGATATTTCCGGCTGCTGTAACCGAGGTTTGGCCCACTACCTCAAGGTCACTGAGACTGGCGGAAGTATGACAGGAAATTACGATATAGAGTTATATGCTGATGATGCCTTTACAATATTACTTTATATGGCAACAGGGATTGATCCAGCTATAGATTATGAGGATTGGCTGCCGTTTTGGTTGAGAGATGTGGACAGCTCTTCTGAGCTACATCTTAAAATCAGTAATAACGATACGGTCAACGCAGGTGTCTTTGATGTAGAAATTCATTACGAAATGTTTTCTTAAAAGGAGGAGGAAGCTTAAATGGCGCTGCTAGCTTTTGCAGGTGCTGAGGACGGGATCAAAGAGGTTGATTGTCAGGGGGTCGTGAATGTTTCTAGTGACCAGGCTCGGACTGGTAATTATAGTTTCCGTCCTGATACAACAACAGTTGCAATGACAAATGCCATTAATATGATCATTAGCGGCGTTTCAACGATATATTTTCAATTTGCCTTGTATTGTTCCTCAATTGAGTCTTGGTTTGGTGATCATTGTGCATTCGTCCAGTTAAAATCTGGGGGAACGATCCTCATGACCCTCACATACAAAACAGGTGGGGAGATCAGGCTATATCTAGGCGATATGTCATCCCTTTTAGCAACAGCATTGGCCAATCTATCAGCAGGCGAATGGCAGTTGTTTGAAGGTAAATTTATAATTGCTGATTCAGGCGGGGTATTCCAACTCAAGAAGAATAATATTTCCATTATTGATTTTACTGGCGACACTAAAGTTGGAAGCGAGTCAACGATTACCAATATATTGCTTGGCAATATGGTCAACAACTACTATTCTTCATATTGGTATTACGATGACCTTATCATTGTGGACGACTCAGGTGTGTATATGAATGATTGGCTGGGAGGGCTAAATATCTACCGACTACCCCCAATTGGTGCAGGTAATTATTCGCAATGGACGCCATCAACCGGGAACAATTGGGAGTGTGTCGACGAGACACCTCCTAGTCTGGACGATAAGGTTACCAGTTCAACATCTGGACACAAAGATTCCTATATCCTGGCCGATTTGCCTGAATCGGCCAGGCAAATCAAAGCTCTTGTTGCCTGCTATTGGGGAGCAGGAGGGAACAATATAAAGAGATTGCTCAGGATTAACTCCACTGATTACACCGGAGCAGCTTTAACGCTGCCGGGGAGTCTGGGAAAAGTTCAAGAAATAATGTATGTGTCGCCAGCATCGAGCGCAAAGTGGACTCCAAGCGAGGTTAATGCGTTAGAGTCGGGGATGGAGTTAGTCTGATGGCATCAGAAATTGGTGGGGTTAATCTGAGTATTATCAGTGCCCCTGAAGGTATAGGGGGACATAGTCTGAGTATTATCAGTGCCCCTGAAGGTGTTGGTGGGGTTAGTTTGATGGTGATAACGTCAGAAGCACTACCAATCCATAGGGTTTTCCCAGTTCCACCTGACTGCAGGCAGTTGCAGAGTCAAACTGGGAAGCGGGTCTTTCCTGGCTTAATATAGATGAGGAAACGTCTATGCTTGATCAAACTCCTTTATATTTTGTGCAGATATTTTCTATAATTATTGGCGCTTTCGGCGCTCCTGGTTTGACTTTCTGGGTAATGAAGAAGATGAGCCGGGAGGCCTTGTACCAGATCAAAGAGAACTGCAAGATCTGCCGATCCAACATCGATGCCAGGCTGGACAACCTGGATATTGACTTGCACGAAGTCCAGGAGCGCCAGTTAAAATTACGAGAGAAGTTGCCCATCAACTATGTGCGGCGGGACGAGTTCCTGCGTTACGCTGACAGGAAAACTTAGGGAGGGCGGATCATGACGGCCAATTCGGTATTGGTCATTGAGGTGCTGCCGCATGACTATATTTCCTTGGAAGTGCGCCAGGGTCCGGGCGAGGGGGCGTGGCCGGTGCGGCTGCCCCGCAGCGACCTGCTCTACGCCATGCTGTGTACCGAAGGGGCCAGATTAACCATACCCTGCCGAGCGATGAATAAGGAGGAACCATGCAGAAAGTAACCGCATCGACGCTGAACGTCCGCCAGGGGCCGGGAGCCAGGTTTCCCGTCGTCGCAAAATTGCACCAAGGGGATTTGGTTAGGCCGCTCGATGCCTCCGGTTGGCGCGCAATGGCCCTGCCGGATGGCTCGATTGGCTGGGTGTCGGAAAGATATCTGGAGGAAGCGCCGGAAACAGATACGCCGGCCGAAGAAACTGAGTCCGGATATGATTTTTTCACAAAAGAAGGGACCATGGCAGCTATTGAGGCCGAATGCAAGAAACAGGAAATAGGTTTGCCGACGCAGATCGCTTACGTCCTGGCCACGGTGGAGTGGGAGACCAACCGCACCTTCAAGCCGGTGCGTGAGGCCTACTGGTTAAGTGAGGATTGGCGGCGGCAGAATCTGCGCTACTACCCTTATTACGGCCGCGGATTCGTGCAGCTTACCTGGGAGGCCAATTATAGGAATTATGGCCAGATCATGGGTATTGACCTGGTGAGCAACCCCGACCTGGCCTTGGACCCCGAGGTCGCCCTGTTCATTCTGATCCACGGTTTCCGGACTGGGATGTTCACCGGCAAGAAGATAATCGATTATATTAACGGGGACGGCTATAACTTTATCCAGGCCCGGCGGTGTATCAACGGTTTGGACAAGGCCGAGGAGATTGCTGCCCTGGCGGAGAAGTATTTGGAGGCGTAATGGGCCTGTTATCCGGGAAAACCTACGATACCGCTGCAGGCCGCGAGAGCCGGTCGGCGTTCATTGCTATGGCTGCGTTTTGGATTTGCGCGTTAAAGTTCATCGCAAACGGCGTTAGTTTTCGTATTTTCAGCCATGCCATAAACCTGGGCACCGTGGATGCGGCGCTTATGGGAGCATTTTTGGTCCCATGCCTCGCTCTATATTGGGGCCGAAGATCGCTGCGTTATGGCGACCAGCAACCTTCCTTGACTTCGCCACCAACAGATAAGGGGGCGGTGGGATGATAAATTGGTTAATTGGCACCGCTGCGGGACGGGTTATTGGTTTGGTTTTGGCCAGTCTCTTGCCCTCCGGCGCCTTATTTGCCGGGTGTCAAATCAGGGGATGCCTTAAGGCCAAAGAAGATCTTCGGCAATATCATTAAGCCGACAAAATCCGGAAACAGGACAAGAAAATAGATCAACAGACACAGGAGAACAAGGATGAAGTTGAAAATTATACTACCGATGATGATTTTCGCCGTGGTTTTGATAGGTTGCGCCAGTACGGGGCCGACAACGAAAATTGAGGCACTAGATCGTCCCCGGATATCGGCAGAGTATCAATTTTTGCTTATGAAAGCAGGCCCGGACACCGCCAAGGCCGCCCAGAAGCACGAATGGGATTGGCATTCGTATGGCGATAGATGGAGTTAAGAGCTGGATATAAATAAAAGAAGTGATTGTTATGCGGGCAAGAGTTACAACTAATCTAAATCTTCGGGAACCATTTCCCAAGGGCATAATACTGACTATCTTTGGTCGAGCCTCCAATTAGTGAGATATCAGAATGGTCCTGGCTGAAGATCGCCCGGAAGGAGTTGGGGGTCAAGGAGACTGCTGGACCGGAGGATAATCCCCGTGTGGTCGAATACCTCAAAAGCACTACCCTGGGCCGTCCGGATAACGAAAATGATGAAACCCCGTGGTGCAGTTGCTTCTTTAACTGGGTGCTTAAGCAGACCCTGATCAATCCCCGAACTAATGCGGCCTGGGCCAGATCATGGCTAAATTGGGGAGTCCCCACCGAAGATCCGAAGCCGGGAACCGTTGTGATTTTTTCCAGAGGGACCAATGCTGGCCATATGGGTTTTTACCTCGACGAAGACGACGATAGCATTCAGGTTTGGGGCGGCAATCAGGGCAACAAAGTCTGTGTGCTAATCAGTGTGCTATTGTTATCATTTTGCGTGCTGTTTTGTGCTATTTTGGGGAAAGGCAATTATTGAAAATATTGATAAAACTTAGTTTTTAATTAAAACCGCACTTCTTGGGAGCAGGAGGCCGGCGGTTCAAATCCGCCCGTCCCGACCAAATAAATTCAAGGAGTTAGCTCTCACTGGCTGACTCCTTTTTTCCTGCCTGTGTGCTAGTCTGTGTGCTATTTTCTCCAGATTCATAAGTATCTGTAAACTTTTCGGCGTTATCATTGCTCTTGGTCTTGAGCAATTCCGCGGCTTCTTTCATGCCGTCACTGAGTTCCTGGACGTAGATTTGGGTGGTGGTCAAGTTGGCGTGCCCCAACATTTTCTGGACCGTGGGCAGGCTGATTTTTTCGGCGTCCACCAGGAGGCTGGCGACGTGATGCCGGATGGCGTGCCAGCCAAGGTAAGACACTCCTGCAGTCTTGCAGATACGTTTGATCTGACGGCGCCGATCCCGATAGGGCTCGCCCGTCTTTGGATTTGGAAATACCCAGAGGCCGGATTTTTTGCTATGGAGGCGCAGCAGTTCCTCGTAAAGCTCATTGTTCATTGCCTTGGGCTGTTCCCGCCAAGTGCCGCCTTTGCTGGTCCAGAGCGTGACCTGGCGCTTCTCAAAGTTAACGTCTTCCCACCGCAGGTTGTTGATCTCACCCACCCGGGCTGCCAGGGAGAACAAGGCCAGGAGGAACGGCCGGAGCTCGCCGGCGGCCAGGAACAGCTTGACCATATCTTCCTGGGAGTATATCTGCTTGCTTTTTTTTTCGATACTAAGTTTGTTGATGTAAAGGCATGGGTTTTCGTTGAGCAGCTTTCTTCTCCAGGCCCAGGCAAACAAGGCGCAAAGATCGCGGCGGTGGGAATTGTAGTTGGTATTGCTGGGGCGGGTCCGGAGATAGGATTCGACAAGCGGGATGGTGAGGCCGGTCAAGGGGACATCGCCGCAGTATGTTATAAAACTTCGGTAGACGCTGGCTTTATATTTGTAAGTTTTGTTTATAAACCGGCGCTGGGCGTGATCAAGATATTCATTTGCCAGGGCCGAAAAGGTTGTGCCGGTCGGGGTCGGCGCTGCCGTCAGTATCTGTTTGCGGTGCTCCTCCCGGGCGGCGATGGCGGCCGCCTTGGTGGGAAACCAGGCCTTGGTATACCGTCGGCCGTTGATCTGGAAATCGTAGCGCCAGCCCTTCTTCATTACCTTGTGCAAGCCCATAAATATATTCCGCCGGGAACCGTAAGACTTTGATGCCGGGCAAGTAAAACCCTCTCAGCCGGTTGCGGTTTTTGTACACCGAACTGAGGGAGATTTGCAAGACCTCGGCGACTTGGGGAGGGGTAAGGGCAATCATGCTTGGGGAATACGTACCAGCATCAAGGCGTATGTGCATCCCGGAGCGAAGTCAATATCCTCCGGCCAATACTCGGCTGGTAGTTTTAATGTCAGCGTCATGTCGTCACCGACGCTGCCGTCGATTTCTTCCCTGATAGACAGGATGGTCATCCGCTTTTTGGTTACTGCGGTTATGCAGCCCGAAGCCAGGATCATGCGGTTGACGCAGCCGTCGTCATCGTCGATCAGATCGTTTTTTATAAAGTCGTCAGGTTCGACCGGAGGCTCCGGAAAGCCGTATAATTCAGGTGTCGTTACCATGATTTGCCTATTACTTCCCCAATATCCCAAATAATATACAACGCCCAGAATCCAGCGACCAAAGCCGCCAGGACCACCAAAGTCAAAACCAGGCCGGGAATCCCATCGCAGTACTCGAGAGCTTCACGCCAGGACATTAGACGGCGGTCAGAATTTTTCATTATTAATTTTTCCTGTTTTTTCTAATCATTTCCAAGGCATATAGCCATTTTGGGCAAAATGGACGTCGCTACAACGATCATTTTTCCGCAGCCCGCCCATTACCATTGCCCCTCCATCGAACGTGCCTTCACGGGACTTAGAACCTCACCTATGAGGCCCTTTGTCTAATGTTTTTATATCGCCTATTCCTGCCCGCCTGGGATTCCTCCCAAGCCTGAAAGCGTGGAGAGGACACCATGAAGCCGAACAGGCCTTAACCATGGCTGAGGAATAGCCGCAGCACTCAAAACAGAACTTCCTTATGGCTTTCAAGGCCGTCATGCGTTCTTTCGGCCTTCCGCCAGGAACCAGACTGTGATCAGACTTTTCCATTGTGGACCTCTCCTAATTCCTTAAGGTCCTTCCAATACATCTCGGCCAGGTAGTCGAAACTGGCCGTCGCCACTGATAGTTGAAATCGTAGCCGATCGATCTCGGCTCTTAGACGGGCAATCTCATCATCGGCCTGCGACGCGGTCATGATTGGCCAGGGGCGACAGACGCACCCGGCGGCGTTCCTGCATTGCTCATAGTACTCCATGGCGTTTCCTCCCTAGTCAGGCAATGTTTCCTCGTTCTCCTCCACCCATATTTGTAGGGTGTCTAATGCCTCTTGCCGGGTGATCTCACCGGCCTCAAGTGCGTCAAGCGCCCGTTCCTTCCCACGCCGATACCATTCCCACGGGTCCATTTCATGTTCCTTTCTGCCCCCGGCTATGCTATCTCACCGGGGGCTGCAAAGTTGACGTTTTACCCAGGGGCCGGATTTGATACCGGCTTGACAGTTGAAAAGTGCTCGCCCTCTGCGCCGGGTTCGGTACTTCCCCATCGGTTAGCAGTCAGCATCCCGGTTCCCGCCGGGCCGCCCTGGATGTTTTTCGTTTTCAAAGACTATCCCCGCCCGGCCGCCGGTATTGTTGGACCCAGGTTCATACGCCCTGCGGCGCAGCCCTTTGGCGCTGCGTCCAGCGCCCCGGAGGCGGCTGCCACTCAGCCTCGACTAATTCCCCAGCCGAGCGGGGTGAATATAAATTGCCATAAAGCAAAACCATTGTCAAGAGAAAATTTACCATAAAGCAAAATATATTTCTTCGATTACTATGGAGGGTTAAGCAGGAATAAGGATTGACTTTATTGTCTTGATTGTGTAAGATTACACACATGAACAGCAAAGAGGTGATACGGCGTCTGGAGGCGGACGGCTGGTTTAAGGTGGGGCAGAAAGGTTCCCATGTCCAGTTCAAGCACCCCAGCAAGCAGGGTCGGGTCACCGTGATTCATCCAAAACGGGATATCGATATCAACACCTTGAAAAGCATAGAGAAGCAGGCAAGGATAAGTTTGCGGTAGGAGGAAGCATGGCAAACTACATTGCGATCATTCATAAAGACGGCGGCAGTGATTACGGGGTGTCTTTCCCTGATTTTCCCGGCTGCGTGACCGCGGGCAAAACCATTGACGAGGCCAAGGACCTAGCTCAGGAGGCCCTGATTTATCATCTTGAAGGAATAGTTGAAGACGGGGCGACGATCCCGGCGCCGTCCGGCCTGCAGGAAGTAATGACTGATCCGGATCACGCCCAGGGACTGGCCTTCCTGGTGACGGTCCCAGACAACAAGGCAGTGCGGATTAATATCAGCGTGCCGGAGTCGGAGCTGCGGAAGATCGATGCGGCGGCGAAAAAGCGGGGACTATCACGGTCGGCGTTTCTGGTGCAGGCGGCAACAAAAGAAATTGGGGCTGCTTAATTAATAGGGCGTCAAATCCTTTAGAAGAAAATTTCCATCAAGCGGCGGTTGGTGGTGGAAGTTAGAAAGGCGGCTTAGAAAGATTTTACATTATCGCTTCCTGAAGGTATTTCTCGATGCTGTCTCTATTGCCAGAAAGGCTGGAAAATTGCTTTTCGGCCACATCGCTGAACCTGGCCAAGACCTTCCGGCTGATGGTTTCCTGATCCTCAAAAATCCCTATCGGGACATATTCCAAATGCCATTTTTCGAATTGCAACAGGGAAATCGTGGCGTCGCGCACCCGGTCATCATTGCCTAAGGCGTAAATAAACAAGGGCTTGCGGCGCTGGTTAATCCGGCAGTCAACGTTATACATCCCTTGGGGATCATGCTGGGGATGATGCCAGTCAAAAATGAGACGGTCCGAAGAGACAGCCTGGTTTAAAAATTGGCGAAAATCTTCATAAAATGTCGATTTCACACGCTCTCTGGTCAGATAGGTAACATCGCTGATTTTTACCAGAGCCTGAATAAAAGAATACAGCGAATCGCCGAATCGTTCATCATAAACAGGAAGAATCAATTCTCCGCCCTGTTCCCGGACAGAGTAAACGGAGAGGACATTCTCAATAATTTTACGCCTGTTCCCGGACTGAAGGTCTTTTGTATCTATGCTGTAACTCAGATGCATGAAGGTATGGCCTTCATCGGTAAGAAGCCAGTGGCCATTTTCCCGGCGGAGAACGATAGCCAGATGGTCTCCGTCATCGAACGTAAATGGCGTCAAAACCTGGTAGCGGCCAAGGCCTTCCTCCAGGAGGCTGATCTGTTCACAGACTTTGGCCCTGAAATTAGTGAGAATGTTTTCGGCAAGCATGGTCAATTTTCCCGAAAAAGGTTGGGATGTTTGTCCGATGCACTGACAAAGGCGCAGTCGCTCAAAGGCACGCAACAGCCCCATTAAAATCGGCATATTTATCAGTTGGTTCGGCATAGGCATCTTCGGCCGCGCCAAGATCCTGATACCGTTCCGTGGCCCGATGAATATGAAAACTGTAAAAAGTCAATTTTTCCAAGCGGTTTGTATGGGAATGACTTTTGCCATTATACCGGCATAACCGAAATACCTGATTCGTGTCAGTAGGGCAATAAGCGAGAATAACAGAGAAATCAATGGGATTTAAGAAATTATGGCGCAAAATCAGGCGGAATTGATGGCCATGTTGGCCGCTAACATCTAACTGCTGTTCCCCATGGCAGCCCTTGCGCCGCAAGCGAATCTTCATAGAAAAGTTGGCAGGCAGCATTTTCTTTTCCTGCAGCAAGGCTGAAATGTCAGCATCAGTCAGTTTAATCAACTATACACTATCCCTATTGATGATATCAATAGTTTATTTCCCGGCAGAATTGGACAACTTCCCCCCAGGCTTTGCCTGCTGCTGACTTTTTCGGGCGAGAAGGCCAGACCTGATGATTTTCAGGCCTCCTCTTATTTCATTTAGTTGCGCATCAAATTGCACGGGATCAGCATATTCATAATCCATGAGCACATCCACCATCAGGTCAAATACCTCCCGATAATTGCTTTTCTGAATACGTTTAATTTTGGTGGCCAGGATTGATTCTTCGTTTGTTTGGATAATTTCTATCGGGGGCCTATTTAAAATACCTTTTAATATCTTGTAGATAGTGCTGAACATTGCATCCCGTTCACCAGGTTCTGCGCTCATTAATTTGCTAAAAATATCTTGCCTAACCCCCCATCTCTTCGCAAAAACCCCTAATTCTCCTCGTGGAACAGATATTAACCAATTCCTAATAAATTCCATGACAGCGATAATATCAGAATCACTTTGCTTCATAGCAACTAAATAACACATATAAATTTGCTCCGAGGAAAATATTATCTTGACAATGGTTTTGCTTTATGGTAAAAATAGTCATGCTTAGAACATATTTTCAAAATAATGGAATTAAATACTCAAGGTGGGCCGTTGCCAATGGAATAAATCCGTCGATTTTATGTCGGTTTTTGAAAGGTGAAATTATTCCGAACACACGAACCTTAATAAAGATAGCAGCAGCAAGCGGCCTTAGTTTGGAAGAAATATTAAAAACGAATAATTCGGCGGAAGACAACCAAGTTAGGCGCACGGGTTGACCCCTGGCCCGTTAAAGTAGCTACCCGCGCTGTGGGGGCGGCGGGGATGCAAAGACAGGGGACTTTCAGCAATGGATGGTTCGATTCCATTCCTTTGGCCCCGACGGCGCATAAGGTGCAGGGAGCACCTCGGGGTAGCCATGAAACTTTCCTCTCTATCCACACCTAACCCCTGAGTCCCGGCCTGAACCACCGGGACTAAGGGAACCTTGAGAGAATGCATAATGAAATCATCGGCAATATTATGGCTTCTCTATGACCTCAGCAGGTTCCGCCTGTTAGCGATCTTGCAGAAGTGGTGGAGCGAGAATATAGAAGGCCGCTACCTGGGGGAGGTTTAACCCAGGCAGGCGGCCTTTGCCGTCGTCATCTTCGGGCTCGCCACCGTCCTGGCCGGGCAGTTCTTCTTCCCGGTCCCGGATGCCCAGCAACATCAGGGCAGCCTTAGCCATTTCTTGCCGACGGGCAAGGGGTAGATGGCGGCATTGGGGACAGATGTTCAGGCAAGGCAGACACGATGCAATGGTAAATTTCATCCTGGATTGATAATCCATGATGGCCAATAAAAAATAAATCCAATAAATTTAAAGGGGTTGGACGTTTCTATGGATTACTCAGAATACATCCAAGATAAGACGGATATCACAAAGTCTTGGCTCTAGCAAACCCTGCTGCGCTCGCCAAAATCGGTGGCTGAGCTTGCCGAGGCAATGGCGTTTAAGTCCGACAGCAGCTTGTATAAGGCTGCCAGTCCCATGGAAAACCATAAAATACATTTGGAAAATCTCCCGATCTTAATTCACGAGACGGGGGATTTTGCCATTTTGAACGAGATGGAGGCCCTTTTTGGCCGGGTGGCCTTCGCCATGCCCCAGCCCCGGGCCGACCTGAATAAGGTGGTGGACGAGCAGTGCCGGGCCATCAAGGAGTTTTCGGAATACCTGTCAGAAGTCGCCCAGGCCGTGGCCGACGGCCATGTTTCCCTAGCCGAACTCGCTGCGGTGGAGAAAGAATGCTCCGAGACCATGGCCCAACTGGCCGCCCTGCTGGAGACCGTTCGGTCGATGCAATGGGGACAGAATAAACCGATTATTATGCCCTTAAAAAAATAAGAAGCATAACCATGTTGAATTTTTCATGGGATTTATTTTGGGTGGTTTTTGCGGACTAATATTATTTTCTCTCTGCAATATGGCTTGAGGCAATTAATGGAAAAAACCTGTCCCAACTGGGAGGTTTGGAGTGATGAGATCAGAGATGATATCTGTATCAACTACGGAAATTACTCTGGACTATGTTTCGGAGCAACACCATATCAGTCCAAAAAATGCCCTTGGAAGGGGAAAAAAAATGAAATCCCGGAAGCGCAGGCCTGAGATCTGGCGTTGTCGCTGTGGGGCGGACGGAGTAGTAAAAATCGTCGGTGTGGATGGCAAATATCGGATTTACTGTTTGGATTGCTTATGATGCTCATCGGGCTGAGCGGCCGGGCCGGAAGCGGAAAAAGCACGGCGGCGGCTTTTTTGCGGGGCTACGGATTTGTGGAGATGGCTTTTGCCGACAGCCTCAAGGAGGCGGCGGCCCGGCTGTTCGACCTGAATCATGAACAGGTACACGGAGTTTTGAAAGAGGTCCGCGCGGTCCGGATCGGCAAGACGCCCCGGCAGATCATGCAGGAGTTCGGGGACGCCTGCCGGGCGATTTATCCCGAGGTGTTCATTTCGGCGCTGCGGCGGCGGCTGTTCCGGTTTGACGGCCGGGCCGTGGTTTCGGACGTGCGGTTCCTCAACGAGGTCCGGGCGTTAGAGCAGCTGGGGGCCATGCTGGTCAGGATCGAGCGGCCGGGCCTCCAGGATGTTGGCCATCTCGGGCACGCCTCGGAGCACCAATTGGACGACTGGGGAGGCTGGTCCTATGTTCTGCGCAATGACGGCGATCTGTATCAGTTTTACAAAAAGCTGGGCTACCTGATGCTCTCCTGGAGCGTTGCGCCGCTGCGGACGGCGTAGGAATTGCTATGGCTGTGGACAAGGACGCGGTATTACAGGCCCTGAATTTTACGGCCTTTTACCAGGGAGAGCTTCAGGACCTAAAAAAAAGCCGGGGCGATGAGGTCATGGCCCTGTGCCCCTTCCATGATGACCGGGAGCCGAGTCTGAGCATCAACCTGGAAACCGGGCTTTGGAATTGCTTCGGCTGCGGGGCCAAAGGCGACGCCCTTTCTTTTTACATGCAGCGCCACGGAGTTGATTTTAAGCAGGCTTTGGATGACCTGGCCAAACGGGTCGGAGTGGCTGAAGTTGACCAAACGAAACCAGGAGCCACCGATTTTCAGAGCCTGACGTTGGCGGAATTCGCCGCGGCAAAAAAACTGCCCATAGATTTTCTTAAGGCCAACGGCGTATTGGAGTACGCATTTCCGGACGGGGCTAAGGCCGTGGACTTTCCCTATCGTGACCAGGCCGGAAAGCTGCTGGCCGTCCGGCACCGGTTCGCCAATCGGGGCGCCAAAAAATTCCGCTGGC